TAATTCAGGCTGAGTATAATCAATTTTATCTGCAATTTGTATAGATTGTGGTAAAAATAATTCAACGGAGCCTTTAATTGTTTTGTTGTTTCTTAACTTTTGGGAGTAACTTATACCTTTATGTTTTTGCACATCAATAGATTGTTGTGCTTTCTTAGCTAGATCTTTATTTGGGATAAAGCTTTCATTTGGAATATTCGCTTGCACCTGGCTGCCAAATACTGAAACACCAGCATCCCACAATCCTGCATAGCTTTCTTGGGTAGCTCTAAACTGAACTTTGGCCTTATAGTCACTATTATTTTCTATTGGAAAGTTATATGACAAATTGCCTTCTGTGATTTTGATACGCAACGGTTTTTATCCTAATAAATATTAAAAAACTTTAAAGTATTTATAAGGTAATTATGGCATATTCTGGAAGATATAAGGTAAAGAACAGAACCAAGTATAAAGGTGATCCAGATAATGTAATATTTAGATCTTTATGGGAGAGAAATGCTTTTAAGTGGTGTGATGAAAATTCGTCAATACGTTCTTGGTCATCAGAAGAGGTTGTTATACCCTACTTCTATGAAGTCGACAAAAAGTATCATCGTTACTTCATGGATCTCAAAATTACCTACAGTGATGGCAAGACTTTTTTAGTTGAGATCAAACCAGAGAAAGAAACATCCCCACCAGAGTTCAAGGGTCGCAAGACAAAAAAGTATATCTCTGAAGGAATGACATACATAAAGAATATGAATAAATGGGCTGCAGCTCAAAACTATGCAGCTGATAGAGGTTGGGGATTTCAGGTTTGGACAGAGAAAGAATTATCTTCAATGGGTATTCTGCCCAAACCAAAAAGAACTCTTAAACCTTTAAAACCCCTAAAAGTGAAAAAACGTAGATAAATAATGGTATGTCAAATTTATTTTACAAATTAGAAATGGAAGCTTTCCGCAACGGGATTACACCACGAACTCAGGAGTCTCGTGAATGGTTTCGTCGTAAGGCTTCGGCTATGAGAAGTGTAAATAGAAACGCTCTTATGAAAGAAGAACCAATACAATTGTCGAATAGACAAATCGTTGGTTCAATGTATATGTTTTTCTATGACCCAAAATTAAAATCAACTCTGCCCTACTATGATAGCTTTCCTTTAGTGATTGTTATTGGTCCCGCAGAAAAGGGATTCTTGGGTCTCAATCTTCATTATCTACCACCAATACTAAGAGCCAAGTTCTTGGATAGTCTGTTAGATATTACGAATAACAAAAGATATGATGAGACAACTAAATTTAATGTTTCATATAATCTACTAAAGAGAGCCGGTAAATATAAACACTTTAAACCATGTGTAAAGCATTATTTAAATGAACATGTCAGAAGTAGATTTGCCAGAGTAGAAGCTCCTGAGTGGGAGATTGCTACATTTCTTCCTACCGCTGATTTCCAAAAGGCTGGTAAGAACAAAGTATATTCTGATTCAAGAAGGAAAATCTAATGGCTGGTACAGTTGATCAGTTTAAAAGTTTAGTAAGTGCTAAAGGTGGCCTTGCCCGTAATAACCTATGGCGCGTAAAGCTTCCAAGCCTTCCTGGGGCTAGATCTGAGGAAATGAATATACTTTGTAGGGATGTTCAATTACCTGGTAGGCAGATTACTACCAATACTTTTAATTATGGTTTAATACAAGAGCGTGTTGCCAATGGATTTTTAATTCAAGATGTGTCTATGACATTCCATGTTCTTAATGATTATGGTGTAAGGGAATATTTTGAAACATGGCAAAACCTTGCAACAAACACAAATACATATGAAGTAGGTTACAAAAAAGACTATTCTAGAGATGTTGAAATAGAACAGTTTAAAAAAGTCAAGAGCCTACCTCAAAGATATAGACAGGAATTCTCAAGTGGTATAGGAAATGTTCTTCCTAAAATTTCTGACTTTGAACTTGGCGAAACTATTTTGGGTCTTAATGATCAACTAAACGATCTTGTGATCTATAAATGTAAACTTATTGATGCATTCCCAACAACTATGAATGCAATACAATTAAACAATGAGATGGATGGTATAGTTGAATTAAATATTCAATTAAGTTTTACTGACTGGAAAGCTCCATTTATCGTATCTCCATCAAATCTTAAAGATGCTTTGACTAGTACAATTAGATCTAACATTATAGGGTTTGTAAATAATATTTTTTAATTAATGAGGCTTTGAAATGGCTCTACCCAAACTAAACAATTATCCTAAATTTAATACAGTATTACCTTCTCTCCAACAAAAGATTCATTTTAGACCCTACAATGTAGGTGAAGAAAAAGTATTGCTTATGGCATTTGAATCTGATGATAGTCTAATGGCAGCTCAGGCTATTCTTGATATAGTAAAACAATGTATCGAAGAAGATATAGACATTAATAATCTATCGACATTTGACGTTGAATATATGTTCTTACAGATTAGATCAAAGTCAGTTGGTGAGACAAGTACTATCTTGCTGAGATGTGAATGTGAGCATCCCAACTCAGTTGATATTGATGTATCTACTATTAAGATTGAATCAAAAGAATTTCCAAATCCAAAAATCAAATTAAATGATGATATTGAATTGGTAATGGGATTTCCAAAATATAAGGATGCAATTCAAAAAGAAAAGATCCTAGAGGGTGAAAGCTATACTGAGATTCTTTATAACTTATCTTTGATGTGCCTACAAACACTTCATACAGAAGATGATACATTCTTATTTAAAGATGAACCGGAAGAAGAAATTAAACAATTTATGGATAGTCTTTCTACTGATCACTATCAAAAGATTTTGGAATATGTAAACAATCTACCATCATTGAAACATGATGCAGAATTTACTTGTGAAAAATGTAAAAAAGAGAATAAATATACATTACAGGGATTACAGGATTTTTTTTAATAGCTCTCTCACATGACACACTAGTGAATTTTTATCAAGTGAATTTTCAATTAATGGAGAACCATAACTATTCACTCAGCGACATAGAATCGATGATGCCATGGGAGAGAGAAATTTATGTAAATCTATTGATCGAGCAAATGAAAAGAATAGCCGAAGAAAGAAAGGTTGCGCAGGGTATTTAAATGAGTTTAACAAACCTAGCCCAGAAGCTCGAAGAGCAAAAGAAACTTAATGCCGATACTCTTGAGGGCATTAATCGTGTCGGTGATGGTGTTGAGGGACTCAATAAAAACTTTACGGCCTTTTTAAAAAGTCAAGACAGAAATAAGTTTGATCAACTAGAGGCTCAGAATAAAAAACTTCAGGCGCAGAAGGCAAGTTCTAGAGTAGACAAATCTTCGGGTGAAACCAGCAGACCCTCAATGGGTGCTTTGGCTCAAGGTGCTTTGGGCCTAGCAGCAGGTGCTGCAGCAATAAAAGCTTTTGTAGATAAATTGGATTCAAGACAAAAGACAGAGGTCAAAGAAGCTGTAGAAACTGTATTGAATCCATTAGATCAAAACATTACCTTAAGTATTGCCAAAATTAATCAAAGATTAAATGATATTCAATCTCAGAATTCAGAGATTAAAAAAAATACCAAGGTTCCTTACACAACACCTAAGGTATCAAAGGTTACACCTACACTTAAACCACCATCGCCGGTTACAAAAGTAACACCAACTTTACCAAAACCAATTCCAAAAGTAACAGTTGATTATCAGGGGAAAAAATTAGATCTCCAAAAAAATGTTGGTACAAATACCTTTAGGGATGCTACTGGAAAAAATTACAGTGTAAAGAATGGTAAAGTTACTAGACTTACAGGTGGTGCCGATGCAATGGTTGTTAGAAAAGAAGCACAGGCGTTAGCCTCTCCCGACACATCTAAATCCGCGGTTAAAATAGATACAACTACCGCTAAGCCACTAGTAGCAGATCCTACCAAGTCTATTGATCCAAACCGTAGATTCACCGCTATGAATGATGAAAGAGGTAGAGGAAATAGATATAAAAATTATGGTATGATGATAAGGAACAGAGTAGGGGCAACAGCTTTTGTGGCTGCTCTTAATCCAGTTGAAGCTGCAGCAGAAACAGCCGCAAATGTATTAGCTAAAGCCCAAACGATCACAAAGGGAAAATACAACCCTCTCAACAATATGATTGGTAGAACTCTTGTGAGTGGGGTATCAATACCTGGCAAGACAATATCAGCTGCATTTAAAATTGCAGGGTCAGTGCCTGGTGCCGCACTACAAATGATGATAGCTCCAAGCTCTTTAGCTGATGGTTCTATTGATGCACCTATGATTCAAGCTGCTTTTGATATGGAAAAAGTTGCTGCTGATAGAGGTAAAGGTGCTATAGCAGTATTATTAGCAATTCAAAAAGGTATGAAGGATTGGATAAAAACCACTGGTGGCCAAGGTATGCCTCAAGGCGAATGGGGTGTCTATTGTGAATTACTAATGAAAATGTCCACAGAAGAATTAAAGACATGGGCTCAAGAAAAACATTTCTTTAGATTCCCAGAAAAGGCTCCTGGATTTGATCCTGATGATTATACTACATGGGATAGCTATAAACAAATAATGGATTATAATGTTGTGGCAAATGAAGATCCAAATGATGGATTCTTACCTATTGAAAATCTAAGTGCCAGAAGACTAGAAAAAATGGCAGGCCGCGGCCTCTTCGGTATTCGCAGTAGATTCTTTAGAGGTAGTGGTAGTGGAAAAACCAGAATAGGTACTCAAGCCTATGCAGAACGCGGAGCCGTAAATGATATTGTTTCAAGACTCATAGAAGGTGGAACAATTACTCAATCCGGTGATACCTATATCTTTAATGGTGGAGATACCAATACTGTAAATGGTTCTGCATCAGGTGGAGGCAGTGATATACCCCCACTTCCACCTCAAAACGTTACGACCGTAACAAACGATCTTACAGTTAATAATTAAATCAAAAGGGCGCCCTTCCTAGGTGACGCCCTTTCTATCTGTTCGTTTCGCAGTACAGCACCCGGCTAGCTTTCCAATCGGTACCAGCGACTCACCGACCATTCCTGAGCTGCAGACTGCAGGGATGGGTTTCTATACCTCAATATCTACAACATCCCCTGGGCGATATTCCGCAGCATTAAGGTATTTCTGTAATCTTTCATCATTAATAGTTTCCGTCATTCTGTCTTTTGCTTCATAATACTTTTTCAAAACATCCATATTAATCGAAGCACGAGTAGACGGCTCAACAACTCTTTTGGCTTCTTTGGTAGGATATACAGGGGGCGGAATATTCTCCGAGTTTGGATAGATCGTATTAAACGGCATATTCTTTGAAGCCCCTTGTATATCCATTTTCTTAGTCTTCCGCTGCCAGCTTAGCGAAATAACTCATTGTATCATCCTCTTCCATAGAAGACTCAGCCGTACGAATAGTTGGTTCGGGTGCTGTAGCTGCTGTAGGAGCTGGACGAGAATCAAAGCCCGGAATAGAATCAATATCGTCTAGGCTCTCCATGACCTTTGCTGTCATTGGAGTAGAAGACTCACCTAATACCACAGCCAGACGAGATTGCAATTCATCATATGTCTTATAGTTCTTAGGATCTGTCCACTCTGATAGATCATGTTGTTGATTATAGATTGCTTCTAGTTCTTCATCACTACCAGGAATGGCTGATGCAGACTTAAAGGCGGATGTATCATAATTCGGATAACCTTCTACCTTACGAATCTTCAATGTAAAGTCAGCCCCTTCCCACATATCAAATGGATTGATAGGTTTCTCGTCAGGGAACTGAGGTTGCATTGTATCCATAATCTTATCAAAGATCTTTTTACCAAAGCGATAGAGCATTACTTTACCCTCATTCTCTGGTGCAGATGGATCTGAGATAATCAACACATTAGCAACATAACGTAGGTTACGTTTACGTTCACGAACTGTCCGCTTTGCTTCTTCTGAACCATCTTGGTTCCAAAGCTTAGAGTTCATCTCTGCTAATGGATCGGCTTGACCAATAGATGTAAGAGATTTCTCTACATACCATTGACCTGTTGGGCCCTTAAAGAAATGGTCCCAGTAACGCACCCAAGGAGTAGGTGCTTCTGCGTCTCCAGGAAGGAAACGAATTACAGCATAACCATTACCAGCCTTATCTCGAGTTGGTTGCCAGAAACGATCATCAGTAACATTATGCTTCTTCTGTTCTTCTGGACCTGCATTACCTGCTGCTTCTACTAAAGCCGAAAGGTCTGTGCGGTTACGTTTTAGTGCTGCAAAACTCATATGTATTCTCCGTATATTAATTGTATATCTTTGTGTATTTTATTGTCCACTATATCATTATAAAGAATTATATAGTATTAGTCAATCGGCAAAGTGTTGCCTTTTGGTAAAAAATTTAAATTCATAGCCTCAGCTTCAAGTTTGTCTTTTATGGCTGGGGCTATGTATTTTCTAACATCCTCTAGATCTAAATCAACATCATCACAAACATGTATGATTGCATCCATGTAAGATGACTTATGCTCTTTTACGATTCTTTCTACGAGCTTTGTGAACCTTGCCTTTGTTAGAAATCTTTCTTCCTGCATTATTTCCTAATTCCATTTCTAAAGTCCACTCACCTCCTAAATCAGGATAGTAGACGCCTAATGTTCTTTTTACATTGCCATTCTTATCATAAGCTAAATGTGTACAACGTAATTTTACTTTTTGTTCTCTATCAGCGCCTGCTCTATTATCAAGCCAGATACCAGTTCTAATATAGGCCTGCATATTATGTAGATAACCTTCTTCAACATGATATGCAGCTTTTTCCTTACGGTCATTAGAATTCTTCAACGCCTTCATGGCCCGAAGTTTCAATTGCTGATCCTTAATCCATTTACGAACCTTCTTAGGTGATAATGGATGATCATCAGTCAGATCTCTAATGGATTCATGTACGCTGACATTCTTAGCGGGGCCCTTAGCTGCCCGTGCTTTTTCCAAACGAAGTGTCAACTCTTCTTTTTGCTTTGGTGTGAGAACTCTTTTCTTCTTTAAAGGTTTGACCATTTGTATCCTCCAACATATAATTTATTATAACATCAAACGAAACAAATGTCACGAATTATTTTTAGCCATTTCAATTAAAGTGTCTTTGATACCAAGTCTTTCAATGTTAAATTTATAACTTTGGGCTTCCCATGTACCAAGTTCAATGTTCATCATCTCCATATGATCTATATTTTCTTTGGTAACCAATTTGACTATGTTACTAAACTCAGATCCTTCTTTAAAATCTTTTTGTAATTTTTGTGTGGAACGTTTTTTTGCGTCATTCCAGAAATCGTTTTTAAATGTAGAGCCTGACATATAATGCATGCATATGATTGACTCAACGGCATTAATTTCATTTTCATATAGGTTCTGTGCAAACTCGGATGGAAACACACCGTGCCATAAATTTAATGCTGTATTCATTATCTTAATGGCTGAAGCTGACGTTGTTGCTTCTAATGGTTCTACAAAAAATGATGCATTGCCGTTATATACAACTTTATTTGAAAAATTATTATTTTTATAATAACTTTTAAATTGTATATGATTTGTAGTATCACTTGGTGTCAAACCAAAATCTTCAAATACACTTTGTACATCCTTCTTTATATTTGACAGAGAAGTATAATTAGAATTATAAAGATAACCAATAGAACATCTATTCTGTATGGGGATGCCAAACACCCAACCATAGGGCCGGGCTATAGTTAATGTTTCCATAAATTCTGGGCGATCCCAATAACACTGTGTCACAAAACAACTGTCAACCGATACATGATCAAGTGGTGTATAATCACTATAATCTTTAGGAGAGCCAGAACAAATCATTACATGATCAGCGTCAAGATCATTTGGATTCTCTACATACATGTTAATAATATTAATGCGTGGTGAGGTTTTTACAAAATCATATATCTTATTTTGGAGATCAACTGCGGACATGTGGATACCAAATTCACCAAAAGGAAAAGAGTGTGAAAACGTTTCCTCAGTCCAATTTTTTTTATAAATGCCTAATTTAGGAACCGCATTAAATTCCGACATAGCATTATTGGTCCAATCAAATGTTTGTAAAAGTTTTGCAACTGCTAATGTAGTTCCTTCGCCAACTGATGTAGTAGGAATACTACTATCAAATATCCAATCAATATGCCAATCAGTACGTTGTAAAAAATAATTAATGGCAAGGCAGCCAATGGTGCCTTTACCGACAATTGCAAGTTTTTTCATTAATCTACTTTACTTATTTCCCATTCGCCATCTTCGGTTCGTTCGGCATGTATATAGCCTTCAGCGATTAAATACTCTATAGTATTCTCAATGATGAATTCGGGCGGAAATCTATTACTCCATGATCTACCGATCATAAAGGAACAGAAAGAAGCCGCAGCGAAAAGTATCCAAATTATATCAAACATG